CACCTCAAACGGCGTCAGGCCGTTCATCAGCGCATTTTCCTGCTCGGTACGCCCCGGCCAGTTATCCTGCGGCGTGATATCCAGCCCCGGCAGCGTCAGCGTGTTCAGCGGACGGGCGGGGTCGGACTCGCTGGCCATCACGGCACCGTAGATGGCGGCCAGTTCACCGTTAGGTAGCGTCGAGCCAGCGTGCCAGCCACAGGTGATGCGCGGTGCGTTAACCTTGCTGGTGAGCGTCGTCCCTGTGGCCAGCGTGCCGTTCCATCCGGTGACGCCGGTGGCACCGCGCTGCTCCATCGGGCCGGATACGCCGTCGAGGTGCGCGGCGAGCTTCGCCAGCGCCGCATCGCTGGTATAAGGCAGCATGATAAGCGTGTGACCGGCGGCCCATACGGCGCTGAACGCATCATCCAGCTGCGGGTCTCCCTGTCCGCCGCTCATCGGTGCCAGCGTGAAGGCCAGCCCGTTCGCCGTCACGGTGGCGGAAAGACCGCACTCGTTGCCGGTGCTGCCTTTGTTGCGGGCGGTGAGCACCACCGCCTTGATTTTGGTTGGTTTGCCGTCGCCCCCGTTCGGCCCGTCGATGTCGCCGACCGCCGCCGTCAGCGGCAGGTCATCCTGCAGGCTTATCGCGCTGGTCAGCGCCGTCATGATATCCGCAGCCTTATCGCCCTGGCTGACGGCCACGGCAACGGTCGTTCCGCAAACGGAGAGGCGAACCTGACCGGAGCCTGACGCGGTGCCGTTAAGCACCAGCGAGTCGGTCGCCGCCACCCCGGCCTTATCGTCATCCAGCCCGACCACGGTCAGCTGAATGTACTGATTGGCTTTGATGGCGGCGCGGGCCATACGGTGCGCCTGAGAGCCGCGACCAAAATACAGCGCCGCCTCGTCATCGCTGAACACGCTGACCGGGGTCAGCGCCTCCACCGCCGTGGTTGCCGCCAGTCGCTGGGCGATAATCAGCAGCTTCTGGTCGTTGGTGGCCAGCGCCCGCGAGGCAAGCGTAGTATTGAACCCGAAATAGGCACCCGGCTTATATATCGGTCCAGGAATAGTGGTGATATCCAGAGTCATTTATTCGCCTTAGCAACCGTGGTTGCAGGTTTTTCTGCTGTGTCGTCTGCCGGAGCCTCTGCGGGCGCGCCTGATGTGTCGGTAAAAATAAGCAGGTCGCCGTCCTTCAGGCGTCGTCGCCAGTAGGCCGTATCCGCTACGGTTTCAGGGGTTTCATCCGTGATATAACGTGCGGGGTTGCCCTCCATCGGCACCCGGATACCCTTGCGGGCAATGACCTTAATCATCGTCGTCTTTCCTGTTCTGAATGATATCTTCGGCTACCGGCTTATCGTCGCCCGGCAGGAAGTAGCTCATCCGCATGGTTTCATGCCACGGCAGCGGCTTCTCCGTCCGGCCTGACCAGCGGACAAAGTCCGCGTCCGCATCGTCCGGGGACTCAGGTGCGGGCCAGTGGCCGTTGCCCAGGGCGTCATCAATCCACTGCGTGCTGAAAACGCACTCGTAAACCGCTATTCCCTTTTCGTTGAAGACCTGACCGGCTATCGGTCGCACGCTCTCCGGGCGCAGATAGTCAATCTTCAGCCCCAAATCCTGCCCGGTCAGCAGGCGGCGAACGCTGCGGATCATCCGGTAGCAGCCCGGCTCCTCGATGCCCGGCCCGCCGTGGCGCACAGACTCGTTGCTGCGCAGGTTATAGTCGGCCACGAAGACGCTGAAACGCCCGGTCACGAGGAAGCGCTGGCGCGACGTATCATGCGGCTTGGTATTCGTGATGCCCGAAAACACCACGCACACGCCCGGCAGCTGGCGCAGGGTGACGCCGATATCCGTGGCCAGCACGTTCCAGGTCACCACCGGATTGTTGACCATCCGACCCAGCCCCTGCTGCAGGCGTTCGCACAGCGCACGCTCAATGGTCGTTATCATCAGTACGCCCCTCCGCCGGTACGGTTGCGGCTCCAGAGGTCGTCACCGCCGGAATAAAATTCCACCGTCGGCGTGGCGGCATCAATGCCGCCGCCGTTCTCCGGGTTTGAACCGATGCTGACCTTGTGGCTTGCCACCAGTTTGAGCCAGGCGATGGCATCCTCGTAACGCAGGCGAATCACCTCGTTGCAGGTATGCTCGTTGCCTGTCATCAGATAGCGGGCGATATCGCAGCAGTAGTCACGCAGGGCGTCAGGCACCTGCCGGAGCGGCAGGCGGTAACGGGCGCTGATATAGGCATCGATACGACCGCTTGCCCCCCGAAGGTGGCGGGCGATGCGCTCATCATCAGCCTCTGCGCTTGCCCACGGCGCAGAGACGCTGACCGCGTCCCGCTCCGTGAAGTACGCTTTGTAGTCCTCCGGGGTGGCGTAGCTCATGGTTATGCCCCTTTGCCTGTAGAGCCGAAAATCATCTGCCAGAGACCGTAGCCTGCGGCACCGCGAGCTTCAGCACCGAACTTCAGCTTTTTACGGTTGAAAACATCCGGGTTATTCATGTCCTGCTGGGACACAAAAACCGGCTTTTTACGCTGCTGGAAAATGAGCGGCTTAATGGCCCGGCTTGTATCCATCAGAAACCAGGCGGTGTCACTGGTGAGCCAGGGTACAACGAGCACTTTAGCGGTGCCTTTGTAGATGTTGGTCTTGCCATCATCAAGGCGTTCAGCGGTCATAAGTGCATTTGCCGTATCCTCAAGCGCGGTCGGTACAACCAACAGTGTTGCACGGACGTTCAACGGACGACCTTCATAATCCTTCATCTTACCCAGCGCAGTCCGGGCCGCACCGTAGGAGGCTTTCGCTTCAGCCAGTGAAGCAGCGGACAGTGCAGCTGTGCCCAGATTGCTGGCGGTAAGGGGCTTGCCATCTTTATCCTTGCCATTCGGGTGTGCGGCAGAGATAAATGGCTGGCCGTCATAACATTTTTCAGAAAACGCTTCATTGAGCGCCTCAAACACAAGCTCATCAGGCCACTGCCTGGCACTGAAGCCCGCATCCTGCGCCTGCGGAGCATAAATACCCACTTGATCATCTTCGATGTCGTCGCGATCGACTTCAACGGTCGCTTCATACGAATCGTTAGTCAGGGTGTAATTGTGTTGAGTCAGGGCCTTAATGACCTTATCGCCTACCCATTTTTTCAGCCGGGGAAAACGATCGAGCCAGGTGTAGTCATTGGTGCGGGTAGTCGACGGTACCAGCGTGGCAACCTGATCCCACTGGGATGGTGCGGCATCAAATGCCTTGTTAAACGTAGTTTTAAGCGCGACAAACAGCGCGGTAACATTGGCTTTATTTAAAATCATCAGTTATCCCTCTCTTACTCAACCCAGACGCCGTCACTTTCGATCAGGATCACTGTTCCGGCTTTAGAATGGCTGGCATCTACGGCGGGCGTTTTGCCATCATCTGAAGCAGGCGAGCTACCATCCGTTCCCGTCAGGGTGCGGTTATCCAGTACAAAAACACGCTGTCCCAACATGGCCTGCGTAATGGTGCCGTCATTCAGCCAGCGAAATGCTTTTTTGCGCCGCACAAGTACGGCGATTGAGCCATTGTCACCGGCGGAATTATCTGCCCGCTCTTCTGCTCGTCCCGCATAGATCAGGCCGGTTGCAGCCTGACCACCTACGGCGTAACCGCTGGCATTAATACAGACAATAACGCCTGCGGGTATTAACTCGCCTTTGGCGACTGGCACCGGGGTAAGTTCACCATCACGGTATGGCGCATTAAAGTCGGTTTTTTGTTCGTCAGTCAGCGGCATAGCCCATCTCCTTTGCGAAAGCTTCGCTAAATTCTTTCTCATTCAAACCACCGAAATCGGCGAACTGGCTACAGACCGCCATCGCTCCGGCATCCGGTACGGGCAGACCCTTATCGTTCAGGTTCATTCCCGAAGTCTGAAGCTGAGAGAGCGCAACAATGGGTTTACGGGCACTCACCATTTTTTCCAGCAGCTCAAAGTTGCTCTTGCCCAGCTCGCGCAGGTTGTCTTCGTCCGCACCTTTCAGCACCCGACCGTCGCTGAGCGCCGCCGTCATCAGCTTCTCCACGCGGTCATCCTGGTACTGGGTGGACAGCGCGGCCAGCTGAGTGCGTAGCTCATCCACCACGGCCACCGGCACATACTTTGCCGGGTCTGGCTGGCCCGTCGGCTGGCGGGAGGCGACAGACAGCGCGGCAATCTGCGTCTGACCGTCGGCGATAGTCTGATCCTGCTGCTCGATAAAATTCAGCAGGTTGACGCTTGCCGCCGCCATGCCCTGCGGAGCAAGGCGTTCGATGAGCTTCTGCAGCTCGGCTTTGATGTCCTCTGCGGTGGCGGTGATGGGAAGATTCAGCATCCAGCGCAGTTGTTCGAGTAGTTCGTCCACAGGGGAGTCTCCGTCGTTGATGAAAAACATAAGAGAGGCCGCCACCTGACGCATTCCGTCGAGTACCGGCATATTGGTGAGCGCCGCGTTGACCAGCTCGCGCACGTTGCCCTGCTGGTCATAGCGGAACGTGGGCGACACGTAGCGGTATTCGTCCGCCTGAATCAGCGATGTCGCTTTGTCCGTCCACCGCACGTCGGCAAACAGGCCTTCGCCCTCCACCCAGGACAGCGAGCTGAACCAGCCCGCTGCGGGCACCGGCCCGCTGGCTTTAGGGGCGCTCAGCGACTGATGCTCGTAGTCAAACAGGTAATCGTTCTGACGGCGCTCTGCGGCCTCAATCAGCTGCTGCGCCAGCGCCGCGTCCAGATACCAGGACTCGCTCCCGTCAGCGCGACCAAACCAGCCCGCCGGAAACAGCTGAATGCGGGTGGCATTGTCTTTGCTGATGGTGGACAGCGAGGCGGTGGCTAACTTCAGTGGCATGGGGTACGGCATCCTGAGTGGTCAAAGTGGAGACCAGCGTAAACCCGGCGCAGGGGGCCAGACAGTTACAGGGGTGAAGCGGTAAGACGTTCGGGAGGGAAAACAGAGGCGTAAAGACAATAACACCGGAGCCGCAGGGCGCAACCCCGTTTAAAACCCGTTTAAATCGCCTCAGATGGCGGTAAACCACGTTGAGGGGCATAACGTTACCCCTTACGCCGCTTAAATGCCACAGAGGACGTTCAGCGCGTTCAGTCTTTTCCGTCGAGGTGATCGATAACCGCCTGACGGATGGCGTCATTGTCCTCCTCCGTCAGGCTGAGGAACGGTCGGGCCGGAATATCTGAGCCGGGATGATTAACCTTTGCCGCAAACCGCCCGTTAAAGTACAGCGCCTTTTTGTTGCGCGGGCGTATCACGTGCGGGCGGGTTTTCCCGCCCTCCTGGTGGATACGGGCGTAAACCACGTTGGTGCCGACCACGGCCTGATTGTTATCCGCCATCGGGGTGATGGAGCCGTGCAGGCGACGGCTTTTCATGAGCGGCTTACCGTCGCGGTATTTCAGCGGTTTCCACGCAGGACGACCGCCCTGAACAAAGTTCTCGTCCACGGCGTCCAGCATGATCCCGGCGACCTTCTCCATCAGCGGCTCGCGATACTGACAGCGGCCCTCCAGTCGCTCCAGCCATTCCCGGAAATCACCGGAGATATCGATATTCAGCTTCATGGTTTCACCTCCGGCAGGGTGCCTTAAAGGATACGCGCGTGAACGACAGCGGCAGGTGACCACGGGACAACGCTGACCGGCTCAAACCCGTCAGCGGTTCGCGTCAGCGTCACCACGCTGTACCCGCCGTGCGCATCATCCGTGACCATCAGCACCGTACCGTCCCGCTCCAGCACGGCAACGGGGAAGCGGAACACGCTGGCCAGCCGACCCAGCAGGCTCACGCCGTCTTCGCGCAGACGCACCGCCGTATCAGCGGGTAATGTGATGACCGGAGACGGCAACGGGGTGCCGTCATTGAGCGCTGACAGCGACAGCGGTGACAGTGCCCCCACGCGGCGAAAGTCCTTGCCCGGCATCGCGGCCAGCGAGCACACCCAGCCGTCGAGGTTGCGGTTCATCGCGGTGGCCACCCGGTTGTTACGGAGCGTTTCATGCACCGCCTGCGCGGCAAGGCGCGGGGCGGCGGTCGTGCTTTTTTCCAGCAGGGGCTGCCCCAGCCCGGCAAGATATCCCCGACCGGGATTAAGATGAAAGCCCGCGTCCGGCACCAGCATCTGCCCGGTTTTCGGGTCTTTATACGCCTGTACTGGGCGGGTTTCACCCTCATAGCCATACGGCTGCTCGATGGTGACCATCCGCTCGTCGCTGCTCTCAACGCCCGGCGGGTGGTCTTTCATCCGGGCTTCGGTCAGCGCCCGTACCCAGCACCGGCAGTTGTAGCCGTTCGGCGGGTAGATAGTCTGCCAGATAGGGTCATCCCAGCGAAACACGCGACCGTTGAGTGCCGCATGCGTCGGACGGGTGCGGTTATCCATCACCGCGTTATATTCCCAGTAAGGCCGGTCTGCGACGTTGCGCATCTGCTGCTGCCAGCGTCCGGCGGCGTAGGAGGACTGGATATTGGTGCGGAAGATGGTCTCCAGACGGTATGGCATCAGCTGCCTGCCCGTGAGCACGCCGTCTTCATCCGCGACCAGCCCGCGCCCCAGCCAGCCCTTACGCTGCAGGAGCGGCTCTATATCGTCCTGAAACTGGCGGAAGGTGGTGCCCTCCGCCATTGCGCGGGTCAGACCGTTGTGATTATCGCTCAGCACGTCGAGCTTTGTGATACCGGCCACGACGAACTCCACCGCGTGGGCCTCATCCTGCATGTCCGTCCAGCTCATGGTGGGCGTCAGCCCTTTGGACTCAAAATAGGCTATCGCCCCGGCGGGCGGCAGGGTCATGGCGAAACCGGCGCTGATATCAGGCATGCTGCTGCCCCATCACATCGGCGACAAAGACCGCCTGACCGACCAGTTCACGCAGGGCGGCATCGTTCATTGACGGGTAGCTGGCGGCGAGCAGCTCATACACCTCATCCGGCGTTCTGGCCTTCCTGACCTGTTCAATGAGCGGCCTCAGCATGCTCTCCGCTGCAGACGTCGCCTGCACGGCCAGCAGCTGCGGCGCGGCGTCGAGCTGCTGCTGTACCACATCCGTGGTGGGCTGCGGCACGGACAGCGCCGCCAGCCGGGTCTGCATAGCCTGAGATAATGCCGCCTCGCCGGGGAGCTGGCGCAGCAGCGGCGTGAGCACGGTCTGACCGTCCTGCGGCAGGGGGATACCGCTTTTCTCCGACAGCCACTCCGCCGTGATGGTGAAACCGGCGGACTGTGCGCCCCTGACCACGTTCATCAGCCGCTCAAGGTCAACCTCCTCGCGGGTATCAAACTCGAAATGCGGTGCCCGCTCCGGGGCATAACGCCCGTTCATAGCCAGCACCGGCCACAGCAGCTGCCGGGTCAGCGTCTCGGCGACCATGCAGGCGTCGCCGACAAGGAGATCGTGGCGGATTTCGTTATGCACGTTGCCGAGCGCGTTGGTGGATGATTTACCGTCGGCCTGGCTGGTCAGGGTGCCGCCGAGAATGACCTTTGACTGGACTTTCTCACACCAGTTCACCATATCCAGAAACGGGGCGCTCTGTCCGGCTGAAGGGGAGACCAGTTCGATCTCCGCCGTTGACGGGATGATGCCACCGCCTTCGCGGGCCAGCATGCGGATACCGCGCAGCAGGTTCAGGCGCTCTTTATCCGTCATGGACGCATCATACTTACCGATGCGGAACGGCAGACCATAGAGATTCAGAAACTGCGCCCAGTCGCGTGCGGACAGGTTCTTGAAAAGATACGTCCAGACCAGCACCCGGAACAGGCCGCTCTGTGCCACCGGCGCTGATTTGGATTTATGCTTATGGACAATCCAGCCCATGTCCCACAGCGCCTCGCCACAGGCACCGCCCCGGTTCAGGCGAATGTCGTTGAGGTCGGTCTGCGGCATGGTAAACGCCCGCGCCGGTCGCTTGTGGAACACCGACGGCAGCCACAGCGTCCCTTTCTGGCCCCATTCAATTTCGATACAGGAAAACCCGTGGCCGATGGCGTCCAGCATATCCATCAGCATTTCACGGAACCCCGGCAGCTGGCGAAACCACCAGTCCGCGTCGGCGGCGACCTTTTTCTCCGCTTCCGTCGCATCCGACGGAGGCCTGACCGAGAACGGCAGCGTCAGCAGCGCCCGCTTGCGTTTGGACAGCTCGGCGAACAGGTGCCCGTCGCGCTCCTCCATATCGGTAAACAGGTCGCTCTGCGCCTGAATGTCGCCCTGCTCAGCGGCGCTGAACAGCGCATACACCCGCTGAATATCCAGCCCGGTTGACGGATGCCCGGCGGAGTCCATATACAGAAAGTCGTCGCTGCGGCTCTGCATCTCCTGCGTTTTATCGCGGGTAAAAAAGCGTTTAAATGCGGTTTTAATATCCATCTACCATCCTCCTGGCCCGAACCCGTCAGCACCATCATCATCGTCGTCATGCCTGCGGCGGGAGGCCGGGCCGCTGTCCGCAGCCTCCAGCTCGCTGACAGGGATAAATTCAAAATTTCCCGTACTGGTGGAAGCGATAGCAAAGAGCATATGCAGCGCATCCGGCCCGTCGTCGTGGTCAGCCATCGGGAAGTGTTCGAGCTGCTCACGCAGCGTCGCCAGCATGCGGGCGATGAGAATGCGCTCGTTTTCCATAAACGGCTGCAGGGACTCAATGCGCCCGGCTTTGTCGGTGGTGGGGATCACGGCGCGGGCAGGCACGGGCACGCCTGCCTTGAGGGATTCTTCAATCAGGCTCTCACGCAGATAGTCCTGAAACTGTACGGACTCAAACGCCCAGGCCACGCAGCCAAATTCACGCTGCAGCCGGATAACGTCGGTAATAGTCTTTTTGGGGCGGCGCACGCGGATATCGGCCCGGACAACCTTCAGCACCTTTTTGATACGGTGCCAGCCGCCAACCAGCAGCGCGCTGGGGTCATTGCCCCGGCTGTTATGCTTGCCGAGCGACGGGTCAACGGCCCCGAAATAAATCAGGTCAGGCTCCAGCTCCCGCCACTCGTGGATGCAGCCGTGGAAAATGGCGTTCTCGCCGCTGACCGGGTCATTCTGATACTCGGCGTCAAACGCGCGGGTGCCCACGCGCACGCGGATAAGCATCAGCGCCAGCAGCGGACGGGCCGCCCATGATACGCGGGAGCCTTTCAGCATCGCTTTCTCATGGCGTCGATAGTACGCCTTCGCGGCGGCCTTGCCTTCGGTGCGCAGCACCGACTCCCACGCGTCCCACAAATCCAGATTTTCCGGCCACGCGAGAATGGCCTGAAAGCGCCGGGCATTCCACAGCGGGTTTTTCATGGTACGGGCCAGCACCGAGTCATAGTGCAGGATAGAGCCGACGTAGATAACATCGAGCTTCACCCCGGCCCCGCCCAGCGGCAGCACGGTGCTGTTAAGCCACTTCTCCAGCTTGTCGCGCTGCTTTGGCGTCACCACGTTCTCGTCGTTTTCGAGGTCGTCGAGGTGAACGAGGTCGGGACGGTACGCGCCGTGCTTACGACCACGCAGGCTCTGCCCCTGACCGGCTGACTCAATTTTGATACCCGATGCCGTCAGAATGCAGCCGATACGCCAGACGCGCCCCTGTCCGCAGGCTTCCGGGAAGTCCAGCGCCAGACCCGCGTTATAGAGCAGTTCGGCCTTAATCACCTCCAGTGACTCCGCCGACTGGGCGGAGGTATCGAAGGCGATAATGATGAATTTTTTCAGCTCAAGAACAACGCACCACAGGTCAAAAAGCTGCTGCCCGAGGGTGGTTTTGGCCTCACCACGCGGGGCGGCGATAACGTCATTCTCGCTCTCAGGGCTGGCGACAATCTGAGGCAGGCGCTCATACAGGTACTCGTGCAGCTCACTGGTTTCCGGGTGGTGGAGGTGATGCTTAAAATAGGTGTTCACAAAAAAACGAAACCCGGTCACAGGGCAGCTGACCTGTGACCGTCGGGACTGAATCGCCTCCGGGCTGCCGTCAAGCCCGCAGCTCTCACTCTCTATGCGGTCGCGCAGCTCGCCCTGAATACGGGCAATCTTCTCGCGGAAGGCTTTAACAGAAGATTTTGATGCCACAGATAACTAACCTCTTAAAAATAAAGCCCCTCTGTGCCAGGATACTGCTGCCAACAATGACCCTTTAAACAGAGAGGCTTTATGTCTGATACAGAACAACTCACCATTGACCAGAAATTACAGGTAGCGAAGGTGACCTGTGACATTCTGACTGCTGCACTCCAGCACCCCAAAGGACTGCAGATACTGAAGAACAGCACTGGCTACCCGGATATAACCGAAGCCTGGCAAATTGTTTTTGATCGCATTACTTCGTCGATATGCACAGCAACCGGCACTACTTCACCTGAGAACAAGTAACAATCCATGCCGCCCCGGAGGGGCTACAGATGGTCTGCATTGCCAGCCACAGCGCCTCTCCGGCCTGATTTAATTCGTCATCGGGATACTCTTGTGCGATAAAATCCACGATGCGCTGTACACGCCGCTGACACATCAGCAGCTCGTCTTTTTTGGTACATTGCGTTGCCATTTAAACCTCCAGAAATTGTCCCGGCAGCCAGTGCCGCATCAATCTGCCTGAGACATCAGGTATTAATCTGCGCCAATTGCATTGCGGGATGATTCAATTGCCCGCACTATCGCTTCACAATCGCCCGCATCGAGCAATGCCTGTAGATGATCACGAAACGCTGGAGTCAATTTCCTGCGTGAACTCAGAGGCGTGGAAGCATTAGTTGCTCCGGCTTCAGGTAGCCCGGACGGTGATGATGAAATTGTTACCTGACCCACATACCGGGCAGGCACAATACCGGTAATGTTGCGCTCAGCCCGCTGAATCGTTGCCAGTAACTGGTTGCGTATATCACGCGCACTCGCCTCATCCGGTTTATCCAGAACATAGCGAGGCATTGAACTGTTGTTGACAATAACCCTGCAGCCCACCACCTCTATGGAATAAATATCACTCGACCGAATGGCGAAACGGTCATCAAGCGCTATCATCGGGTTAACCATATTTCTTCTCCACTATCTGCTGAAATTCAGGTAATACGTCCAGAAAGGCCGCCATCAGCGCCGGATGCTTCGCACTGAGGAAGGCGGCGAAATCCTCCACCACGCCCGCCGCCACAATCAGGCGGTCGGTCTCCGGCAGAATGCGCTTGCTGGCGGCTATCATCTTGTTGAAGCCGTCCTGCAGCTTTGCCAGCAGGCTGGCGTAATCATCGGCAGACAGCGCGGTCTGCCCATCAGCTCCCTCGCGGGCCTTGCGTAACTGATCCATCGCGTACTGGTGGTGCTCAATAAACGCCATCAGCAGGTCGCGGGTGATATCTTCCGGCACCCCGGACGACAGGCGACGGGCCGCACGCTGTTTATCCCAGTCGTCGCCGTTATCGCGGGCCTCCCGTCGCCAGCGAATGACGGAGGCCACGCTGACGCCATGCATCGGTCCCAGCACCTCGGGGGAAATGCCCTGAGCGATATAGTCACGCCTGACGGCATCCCTGACCGTTTTTGGGTGGGCCATTAACGCCCCCCTGTGGCATCAGTGCGACGATCGATACGGTCGTTGATGCGCTCAATGGACAGCTTGATCTCCGAAAGCATCGCCATGATTTGCTCCTGATCGCGTACCGCATCGGATTTAAGCTGATAACGCTCGCGGATTTGGAGGTTGTCTTTGCGCAGGTCGTCAATGGCCGCGTGCAGCGTTTTGACCCAGTAGGTCAGGGCGCTGCTGACAAGCCCAAAAATGAAAGTGGAGATCACGTCCGGTGTAATGTTCATCTCAGCTCCCTTCTGGCCAGAAAAAAACTTCAAGCGCCCTGAGTTTCGCCGCATTGCCCTGGCACCATTTACCGTAGTCGGTGGCATGCCGCAGAAGCGCCTCCGGGGACAACCCGGCTGATTTTCCGTCATAGGCAGACGGGGGCGGTGGCGCAGGGGATACCCTGACCATGTCACGCGGGGGCTTAACGCTCTGCTGTATTACCGGTGCTGGCGTCACCACGACCGGCGTATCCGAGTGCTCTTTCATAGAGCTGCAGGCTGTGAGGCCCAATCCCGTTATAACCATTGCCAGAATTTTTATTGTCATCACTGACCGCCTTGCTGATGTTCAGTTGCAGCAAAGCGCTGGCCTGCTGCAGTTCGCTTTCTTTCTCCGCCAGCCGCATGGACAGCCGGTCGCCGCGTTCACGCTGCTGGCGCTCCTGCTCGCGGGCGGCCTGAGCGGCCAGCAGTCCGGCGGCGCTCAGCTGTCGGCGCTCGTCGGCGCGGGCTTTTTGCTCACGGACCAGCGCCAGATCGCCGGTCGCGCGGGCAGACTGATAACCTGAGTCGTACCCGGCGCGATACAGCCACCATCCTCCCGCCGCCAGCGTCGCGCAAAGCACCAGGCCGGGTGACAGGTGGACGAGAAGCCACCGGAGCACCCTGCGGCTCATTGCTGGCTCCACGTGCAGACCATGTGCTCAACCTCGCGGCGGGAAATCAGCCCCTTCCACTTTTTATGACCCGCATATACCCAGCTGTTCAGCGCATCGCAGGCCCCGGCATCATCTCCGGCGTTAAGTTTTTTCAGCAACGTAGAGTGAATGGCCGCGCTGGCACCGACGTTATATGCCCAGGAATAAATCGCCGCCTTCTGCGTGTCGGTGGCGGGCACCCTGATATGCGGGGAAACCTGTGCGGCTATGCGCTCAAGGTCAGCTTTCGTCAGCGCGTCACATTCCTCGTCGCTGTAGTATTTGCCTGGCACAATGTCGCTGCCGGTGTGGCCATCGCATACGGTCAGGACGCCGACGACGTCGCGGTATGGGGTATGCACACGGCCTTCCAGACCGTCAGGGCCGGAGAGCATCGAGGTCGCTATCGCGATGGCTCCTCCGCCACCGGTAATGGTGGCTATAATTTTATTTCTGAGACCCTGATTCATACCGCGTCCCCGTTGCAACGGGCGGGTATCAGCAGATATGGAGACATAAAAAAACCCTCACAGGATATGTGAGGGTTATTGTGCAGGGAGGGGTAATTCAGGGCGTGATACAGGGGTGAAGCGGTATACCATCAGAACAGCGCTCCCTGAGCCGGGGGTGGCGTGGCATGGCGACGCGCGGACACGATAGCCCAGGCGCGGGTATTACCAATACCGAATTTTGGCCCCAGCACCGTGAGGGCCATACGCAATGATTCGCCATCTGCCAGCATGCTGTCAACCTCGGCGAGAAAACAGCGGTTGCGCCACTCACGCATGGCGTCAGCGCAGCGGGGAATGACCAGCGAACTGTCGCCGCCGAACCGCTTAACCAGCTGGCGGGTATTCTCCTCCCCGATAACGTCCCGCAGCATGGCCAGACGGCGCTCACCGGTATCGCGCAATCCACGACCGACCGGAAAGCAGGCACCGCCAAAGCGCTCGATTAAGCGCTGCGTGGCGGGGAAGCCTATCACATC